AAAGAATAGGCACGGAAGATTGTGCGATATTCCTTGTAAATTTTACGGAGGATTAACCCGATATAAAGAAAACATTTAAAACCAAATAATTATGTTACAACAACAACAACCCAAGGCGTACCTACCCACCAAGTTGACGGATGAGGTACGGAATTTATTAAATCTATTTCCCATTACACGGGATTCGGATTTCCGTCTAATTGCGATGTATTATCGCAGAAACTGCCCCGAGCCAGTGAGTTACATTACTGCCGATAAGTTTTTATACCATTTAGCCCATGGGGAGATGGCATCGCCTGCTTCCATCACAAGGGCAAGGCGTAAATTGCAGCAACATTACCCAGAATTAAGAGGCAAAAAATGGAACGATCGTCAAGAACGTGAACCAGAAGTTAGGGAAGAAATGAGGGGGGGTATATGAAAGCAATATCAACACTAATTGATTGGGTGGAGGAAGTTAAGAATTGTAGCCCAGAATCCCAATGTTTCATTGATGCCAATGAGATATTAGAACATGCCCGTAGGTATGAGATGGACGATGAAATTCAGGTAATAAAATACATGAATATTTTGTCCGATATCATTAAAGCCCATCCCGATATAACGGTGGAAGAGATACAATACGAGATTGGCAGAATCAAAAACATATTGATGTGAGGCATTTAGAATCTAAATTACAGATTCATTGCGTTAAATGGTTTAGGTACGAACACCCCGATTTGGTTTTGTTTTCAATTCCGAATGGGGGTTATCGTACTGCCATAACTGCGAAGATTATGAAAGCCGAGGGGCAACTGGCGGGAGTGGCGGATATTTTCCTAATGTACCCCAACAACCAGTACCATGGATTATGGATTGAATTAAAAACCGATAAAGGCAGACAAAACGAAAACCAAAAGTTATTCCAAGCCAAGGCAGAGCAATTTGGGTATAAGTATTCCATCGTGAAATCTTTTGAGGAATTTATTACAACCATAACCGAATATTTAAAATAAATTGTTTATTTTGCAAAATCAAAAAAGGTGTTAACCCTTGAAATTATAGCAAAGGATGAAATCAAATGGCGTAAAATGGCTAACTACCTTGGTGCGAGATGGGGTGATATTGATGATTGTGTACAGAATATGTATTTGAAATTAGCCGAAATACAGGAAACAGAGGGTTCATTGCAACGATTGGAAACACCAGCAGGTGGGGTTAATACATTTTACATTTTTAAAATTCTACAATCGGCAGTAATTAATGTATATCGTGCAGAGAATAAGGTATATGATCATGAGGCACAATTTAACCCAATAGAATCACCCGAAGAGTCCGAATACAGGTATCAACAATTAATGGCACGGATTAAGGAGGTAATAGACACTTTGCACGAATACGACCAAATGATATTGGAATTATATTTTGTCTATGGGCATTCGTTACGGCAAATTGAAAAGCGTACAGGCATTACCGTTACATCGGTTTACAATACCCTAAAAAACGCAAAGCAACACATTAAAAACCATTCAAAAGAATTATATGAGCAATACATACAACAGAAAGCAGACGAAGAAACCATCGCAAGGTTTGGGGGATTCAGTAGAGAAATTCACGAAAGCGACTGGGATTAAACTGGATATTCCAATTGTCAAAATTGATGGCATGGATGTCAAAGAAATACCAAACTACGAAGGGTATTATATTGCCAAAAATGGAGATATATTTTCTACTCGTGGTAGATGGAATCCCTCAATACCAAAAAAATTAAAACAAACTTTACAAAATGGATATCCATCAGTAAGTATATATAAAACAGGCAATAAAGGAAGTGGTTATGGTGATACATTATATGTGCATCGTTTATTAGCAGATGCATTTATCCCGAAAATAGATGGCAAAACATTTATCAACCATAAAGATGGCAATAAGACAAATAATGAATTGAGTAATTTAGAATGGGTTACACAACAAGAAAATAATTTACATGCATTTCAAACAGGGCTTATGACACAAATGAAATATACAAAAGAACAATATCTTGAAATATTAGATAGATATCATGTAAAAGGAGAGAGGCAAAGTGATATTGCAAGAAGTATGGGTTTGCCCAAAGATGTTGTAAATGATTTAATCAGTAGAGGCAGAGGAATCCCATCGCAAGGATTCGGAGATGATATAGAAATATTTTTAAAAAAGCCATTAATTAAACCGATAACAGAAAAAGTAAAAAAATTAATTTGGAAAGATTCAGAGGATTGCGGATGCGAGGAACGCAAGGTTAAATTAAACGCACTATTCCCACGTAGGCAACCATTGTGCATGACGGAAACCGAATATAATTGGTGGAGTGCATTTAGGGAACGCAACGCCACAACCATCCAACCCGATGAACTGGATGTAATATCGGCAATGTATTCACGTATCTTCCAAAAGCGTAAAGTGTACCGACCATGCACCTGCAACCCAAACGCATGGCAAGAGATAATTAACCATTTAAACTACATTTACGATACCTATTAATGGCAGAGAAAGCAATTGTAACCCGATCGTATAACTACAATAGATGGTATTGGGCGGTGTGGTTTAAAGGGGTACGCCATGGATTGTATGAAACCAAGTTAGAGGCACAAGAAAAAGCAAAACAATATGAGAAAAGAAATAGTATCAATCAGTCGGTTGAGCAACAACAAGGGGCAAATTGAGGGATTACCCAAAAACCCGAGGTTTTGTAAAGACCACAAATTTTTTCAATTAAAACAATCCATCAAGGAAGACCCCGAGATGCTTGAATTGCGTGAAGTTATTGCCGTGGATTACAATGGGGAGTTAGTAGTTATTGCGGGTAATATGCGTTTGAATGCGTGTTTGGAATTGGGTATAAAGGAAGTACCATGTAAGATATTGCCCCAAGATACGCCCATTGATAAATTGAAAGCGTACACCATCAAAGATAATGTTGGATTTGGGGAGCATGATTGGGATGCATTGGCAAACGATTGGGATGTGGAAGAGTTAGCCCATTGGGGATTGGATTTGCCTTTGGATTTTGAGGATGAGGCATTGGAGGTAGATGCCGTTGAGGATGACTATGAAATGCCCGAGCAGATTGAAACCGATATTGTGTTGGGTGATTTGTTTGAGATAGGTGAGCATCGTTTGTTGTGTGGTGATTCAACGGATAGTGATGCGGTTGCAAGGTTGATGGATGGACAAAAGGCAGACATGGTTTTTACCGACCCGCCTTATAAAATAGAAACCGAAGGCGGAGCAAAGGGAAGTATTGGTGCTGGACTAAGGAAGCAAGGCAAAGACATTGAATTTATTTCAAACTTTGAACCATCAGAATTTTTACAAGTTTTGCCATTAGTGTTTGGTAAAAATATGAATGCGTATATTTTTTGTAATAAAGAGTTATTGCCTGATTATTTAGTTTGGGCAAGAGACGCTGGGTATTCATTCAATGTTTTAATTTGGAAAAAGCCAAACGCAATTCCAATTGGGGATTCTCACAGACCCGACATTGAATATCTGTTGTTGTTTAGAAAATCAGCAATTTGGAATAATGGATTAAAAGATGTTAATTATTCACGATGTTTGGAATTTGGTCGGGAAAGCGGATTGCACCCGACAATGAAGCCAATTGAATTAATTGCAAATGAAATGAAGATAAGTTCCCACGCAAATAGTTTGGTGTTTGATTTCTTTTTAGGCAGTGGTTCAACAATGGTTGCATCACACCAACTTAAACGCAAATGCTACGGAATGGAACTTGACCCAAAATATTGCCAAGTGATAATAGACCGAATGAAAAAGTTAGACCCAACAATAAAAATAACAAAGAACGGACAACCTTATGAAAGCGTACAGGCACCCAAGTAAACAATTACCCACCGAGGGATTACACGTATTAATCGTGGATATATACGACAATAAATTTATTGCCTATTACGATGGAGAGGATTGGTTTGATGCCCATACCGAAGAACATATCCAACACGTTGAATGGTGGATGTATATTCCAATAACACCAAGCGAATGAAAGTTTGTGTAATAATGGATGGCATGAGTGCGGTAACGTACCACCGATTGGCAATGCCATTTGCCATGATACGCCATTTTGGACAACTGGATGTACACTTTGCAATCACCCAACCCGATATCGAAAAGGTAAACGCAAAGGATTATGATGCCATTGTAATATCTCGATTCCTACGATACAATACCAAACTTTTGGTAGAATGTAAAAAGCATGGCACCAAATTAATCGTGGACAATGATGATTTTTGGAGTATTCCCAAGCACAACCCTGCATACAAGATGTATCGCAAACACGCCAAAGATGCGGTGATAAATGCCATTAAACATGCAACCCGTGTAATAACCACCACCCCACAATTGGCAGAAAAAACAAAGGAGTTGAATCCCAATGTTTATATTTGTCCAAACGCATTGGATTTGGAAGAACCCCAATGGAATGCCACGGCAGCCCATCCGTTTACCATCGGTTACGTTACGGGTTCATCCCACCTTTATGATGTGAAATTATTGGAGGGGCAGATGGATAAGATTTGCACCCAGAACAATACCAATTTTTTATTAGCAGGTTACGCCCCCATGCATCCAATATCAATGCAGATGGAATACTACATTACCCAAATTAAAACGGAACGCCCTACATGGTTCTATATTGGCGAGGGGGTGAATGTATTGAACTATGGTAAGTATTATTCATTCATGGATGTAGCCATTGCCCCACTGGAAAAAGACCAATTCAATAAATACAAATCCGAATTAAAGATTGTGGAGGCAGCCGCATACAAGTTACCCATCTTCGTATCGGATGTTGATCCATACACAAACCACCATGATAACAAGGGTGTGATATTCATAAAAAACAACGATTGGAGCGTAATGAATGAGTACCTATCCAACAAACCACTACTCAAAGAATTAGGGCAACACAATTACGATTATTGCCTCAAACACCATAATTTGCATACAATAAATGAAACCAGAATTAAAGCGATTACAGATTGAACGGGCAACCATTGCCGATGATGAATACACCCAATCCAAAACCATCCGAGTTTTGCAATCGGGGCATTTAGGGGATTTGCTTTACTCAATGCCATGGGTTAAACGTGCATCCGAGGTAAACAATGCAAAGGTGGTATTCAATGTTGGATTCAATGAGGTATCGGGAACGCCCAATCACCCAAGTGGTAGATTCTGCATAAACGATAATACCTATAACTACATCAAACCATTGTTGGAATATCAATCTTATATTTCCAAGGTTCAAAAACATGACCATCAATTGGTAGATTACAATTTTGACCAATTCCGAAGAATGGGTTTGAATTTAGCCGCTGGGGATTTAAAAAGAAACCATGGATATGTTTACCCCGAATTACAACACGATTTATCCGCCCCATGCATACAAGCCCCCACAAATAAACAATACAAGAATATTATCGTTATTAATTTAACGGATAGATACAGAAACCCCAAAGTGGATTATCGGGTATTAGGGAATTACCATATTGTCTTTGTTGGATTGGATCACGAATACGATAATTTTTGCCAAAAATATTATTTAAAACCCGAACTCATCATCATTGAAAATGCATTACAGATGGCAACCATACTTAATTCTTGTAAGTTATTTATTGGGAATCAATCCTCCACCTTTGCCATTGCAGAATGCTTAAAAATAAATAGAATGTTGGAAGTATATACACCATGCCCAAATGTAATGCCTATGGGGGCAAATGGGTACGATTACATCAACCAACATGGATTAGAAACCTTGTTAAAAAAATTGACAAAGTAATTGGAAAATAATTCGATAATTATGCCAAACGAACAGAACTTAATACCACCACCACAACCAGGGGAAGTACGCAACCCCAATGGCAGACCCAAGGGCAGCAAGAACCGTAGTACCATAGCCCGTAAGTGGTTAGAGGCAATGCAAGATTCCAAAAACCCAATTACTGGCGAATTGGAACGATTAACCCAAGAAGATATCATGACATTGGCATTGATAAACAAAGCACGTAAGGGCGATGTAAATGCTTATAAACAATTGATGGATTCGGGGTATGGATTGCCAAAACAAACCATTGAGCAAGTACAAGAGCAACCAATATTTAACGGCATTGATTTAGATGTTGCAGAAAACAACGGCACAAATCAAGATTAGTAATTTAAAAAAGCGTGTTAGAATAGTAAGGGGCGGGACATCCAGTTCAAAAACCTTTTCAATTATTCCAATGCTTATTACCTATGCCGTGCAGAAACCAAGCACGGAGATAAGTATTGTGGCAGAATCTATCCCCCATTTGCGTAGGGGTGCTATCCGTGATTTCCTTAAAATTATGCAGATGGTAGGCATGTACGATGATAATAAATGGAATAAATCATCCCTTACCTATACATTCAACAACGATTCATTCATTGAGTTTTTTAGTGCCGATCAACCCGACAAGTTGAGAGGTGCAAGGCGTGATGTGTTATTCGTTAACGAGTGCAACAACATAGAATGGGAATCGTACTACCAAATGGCAATTCGTACCCGAAAATTTATATACCTTGATTACAACCCAGTAACTGAATTTTGGGTGGATACGGAATTGATTAACGACCCCGATTCCGAAATGGTGGTACTTACCTACAAGGATAATGAGGCATTAGATGCATCCATTGTTAAGGAGATAGAAAAGGCAAGGGAGAAAGCCGAAACAAGCGACTATTGGCGGAATTGGTGGGCAGTATATGGGTTGGGGCAAATTGGTAATTTAGAAGGCGTTATATTCAGTAACTGGAAACAAATTGATACCATCCCCAAGGAGGCACGATTAATTGGGTGTGGATTGGATTTCGGGTATTCGGTAGACCCCACGGCAATCGTGGAAGTATATCAATACAACAAGCAACGGATATTGCATGAGGTGTGTTATCGTACGGGCATGATAAATAGCGACATTGCAAAGGCATTGCCCAAGAATGTACCTATTTATGCCGATAGTGCAGAACCAAAGTCAATTGAGGAAATTAGGCGATTCGGTGTACCTATTAAGCCAGTTACCAAAGGTAAGGATTCCATAAACTTTGGAATACAGATAATGCAAGGACAAGAGTATTTAGTAACCAAGGATTCCACCAACTTAATAAAAGAATTGCGGGGATATTGTTGGGATAAGGGCAAAGATGGTAAAACACTACCCATCCCCATTGGAACCGACCACATCATTGATGCGGTAAGATACCATGAAATGGAAACCATGGGATTACGCAAGGCATACGGAAATTATGATATCCGTTAATTACAAACACAAAATCAATCGTTTTATAATAGAATGAACAAAACACTTATAGTGCCATCGTCATTGAATGATATTCCATTGCAACAAATGTTGGAGTATCAGCAATTGAACCCCGAATTGGATGACCACGAAAAAGCCATCCAAGCGGTTAGTATATTTTGCAACATATCAATAAAAGAGGTAAAGCATATCCCATACGAAGCATTGAGCCGAACCGTGGATTTAATCAAAAAGGCATTGGATGAAAAGCCCAAGTTTGAATCCAAGTTTGAATTGAATGGGGTTAAATATGGATTTGTGCCTAATTTGGATGAGTTAAGTACGGGATCATTCGTGGACATTGAGAATTACTACAAGAATAAAGAATTGTATCGTGTATTGTCCGTATTGTATCGCCCCATTACCATAGAGGGGCAGAAAGGTAGATATGACATTGAACCCTACAAAGGGAAGATAAATGAAGAGTTTAGGTTAATCCCGAGTGGCATCGCCTATGGTGCAATGGTTTTTTTTTGGAGTTTAGGAATCGACTTGTTGAGTTGTACCCTGAAATTCTTGGAGGAGAATCCGAAGGTACAAGCGATGAGTATGGCATCAGTAATAAATGGGGATGGTTTAGTTTTGTCCACTGGATATGTGACGGAGATATTACAAGAGTTGACATTGTTACAGAATACCCCATTCATAAAACCCTCCTTTGGGGTTGTTACAAAACCGATATGGCAGAACTTGAAAAGAAAGCAATCCAAAAAGCATATAACAGATGAACAATAATCACGTAGGCACGGCATTCCAGATATTCCGTGAGATAGCAGATGAACTTGGGTGGAACTATTCCCACGGCACTTTGGATGAACATTCATTGAAAGCCGTAACCGTGTACCCACTTTTGCACGTAACAATGCAAAACGCATCCTTGACCGATGTAACCGAGCAATTTACTTTCAATATTTTAATAGCAGATATAACCAACTATTTAAAAGGAGAAAATGAACAACAAGATTTGGTCGACACTTATGAACTTATTGGCTACACTGAAAATCAGAACTATGCACACATTTTGCAGAATCTGTATGTGGAATTTTCCCGCATGATTTATGCCAAGGAAAAAGAGTATTATTCCCAGATTCAGTTTAATAGACCAATTACATTTACCCCATTCGTTGAGGGAGGTGGGGATGTATTAACAGGGTACAACGTATCCATATCCATTAACCAAATTAACCCTTGGGTTACTGATGGCACTTGTTACTGATGGCAATTGAATACACCAATACAAAGTTAGTGGCTCAAAAGATGGCGAATTTTTACGCCTCCCAAGCCAAATTGGAATTGGAAGCCAAACACACCCGTGTGGCTATTCGTGCCAAGTGGAAAAAGATGGGTAACGATTGGCAGCCCGTGAACGTGGTAAAACAAAAGATACGTGCCAATTATGTGGCATCGGGTAATCTGGTACGTTCCATTATACCCTTTGTGGATGGTATGGAGTTCGGTATTACCATGGATTGGTATGGTGAGGCAATCCGTAAAGGTAGGCAGCCAATGGGTAAGTTTAGAGGCGGTAAAGGGATACCACCCACGGCAATGGATGCATGGGTAATGAATAAGCGATTACGCCCAAAAGACCCATCAAGTGGACAATTTTTGTCCAATACATCCAAAAACAAAAACGCCATGAAATTCCTAATGAATAGGAAGATTAAGCACTTTGGGATTGAGCCGTTTGATTTCCTATCCAAGGCAACCGTATCCACCAATTTTAAATTCAAACAAGAGTTAGAACAAGCAGTTAAACAAGATATTCAAAATTATGTCCGTAACATTTGAGCAACAACCATCGGATAATATGGGGGCATTATCGCCCATTATTTACCAAGTATATGACACCGATTACACCAAAACAGGGTTTTACTACCTCTTTGATGTATATGTTTGGAATGGGGCGGCATCGTTTCCAGCATCCCCAAACTATTCCATTACCAAATACCCAGATCAATACGCAAACAATCGGGCATGGATAGACATTCATAAATTGGTGAACCAAGCCTTAACCGAGGACTTTTTGGAGGTAGGCACATACAAGCCCAATGTAACGGGTGGGGCGTGTTATTTTGGCGTTAAATGCAAAGGGGTATGGGCTACGGGTTCGGGTTCATTTACATCCTCAAACATTAAATTAGCGACCAATGGTTGGACATATACCCAAGACGGATTCAATGCGACAATCGCAGCGGATATTTACACCGAGAAAAGTACGTTTTATATAACCGATGACACTCCATCTTATTATGTGTGGTACAACGCCAATACAATTACATCCATAACCATAGGGGCAACATCCATCACACCCGTTGCGGTTACAAGTTCGGGGAATGCCATCCAAGGGGTTGACATCATTCAGTTATTACAAGCCGCAGGGGTATCGACAAACACAACCATTACTTTCACCTATGCAAGTGGTACGTATACATTCCCAATAAAATACCAATGTGAGAATAAGTACGGTTCAGTTACCATCCATTACCTTAACAGATTTGGCGTGTATGAAACGATGGTATTTAATGCGTTAAGCCGTAGGAATTTCAATTATACACGTGAATCGTACGAACGCCCAATATTTAGGCAACAAGATATGTCCTTGGCGTGGGATTATGGTGTGCATCAAACACAGAATTTCTTAACCAATGCCACCACGACACTAATTGTAAACACGGATTATATTCCCGAGGCATACAACGCCCAGATACAAGAAATATTTGCATCGGATAATTTATTGATTGACGATGGTGGGGATGCATATTCGGCACGGATAACCGACACGGCATTCAATCGACTAACCCGAATAAACGATAAATTGATTCAATACACATTAACCATTGAATACAACCACCCATTAATCAATAAATTGGTAAGGTAATGAATGTAAGATTTAGTTTAGAGATTGCGGGAACGCCCGTTGACCTATTCCAAGATGAGGTGGTGCAATTAACACGGCAGGTAAAGGATGTTTCCGACCTATCCCAAGCCCGAACAGATTTTACCCAACAATTTACCATTCCATCAAGCCCCACCAACGATGAAATATTTTCCAATTACTTTGAAGAGAACATTGTATTAGGCAATTGGAATGCGTATTTAAAATTGGATGCCACTATTTACGTTCATGGGTTGCCTACGTTTGTGGGATGCGTGGAATTAAGCGGGGTAAAATACGCCAATGGGTTGGCACGGCAATACGATATTATATTCTATGGACAAGCCAAAAACGCAATGGCATTGTTTGGGGAAGATTCCATGATTGATGTGGATTGGACAGATTTAAACCATGAAGTAACGGCAGCCAACATAACAAGTTCATGGCAACAAAACTTATTGAGTGGGGATGTAATGTACCCAATTATTGATTGGCATGTGGGGTACACCTATTCCCAAGGATTTCAAATTGTTAACAACATAGGACGTAATGATGTTGGGGGGGTTCAGATTAACGACCTCCGCCCATTAGTACGGATCAAAAAGATGGTTCAATTGTGTTTCACCAATATCGGGTTTACATTGAGCGGAAGTTTATTAAGCCGCCCCGAATTTGATGATTGGTATGTTGCACCAATGGGGGTTAGTGGTCCAGTACAAAACTTTGCAAATGATGATGCCAAGATTGAAGTAAAACGGACAAGTTATACCATCCCGAGTGGTTCATTGCCTTGGCGTGGGAGCATTAAATTCCCATACAATACCGAGGTTGTGGATGTATTAAACTTGTATAGCACAAGCACCTACATTTATAAAGCCCCATACAATGGTAATTACAAAATCAAACTTACTTGGGATATTACAACGATAAATTCAGGGGGTGTTTTTAATAACCCATTTAGGTTTGCCCCATCCATCAATAGAAATCCAACCATTGCAGGGGATGCAATTGATACCACTGGAATACATGTGCGTGAATATGTTATTGGATTAAACCAAGGGGATGACCTATCCATTATGGTTGGATGGGAATATGGCGGTACGTTGGGGGAATGTAAGTTTGAAATAACGGAGGTACCCTATGGAATAACCAACACCACATTAAATTTATCCTATGTGATGCCCGATGTCAAGGTGGTGGATTTTATCCGTTCATTCATGGAGATTACCAATTCTGTGTTAGTACCTGTAAGTGATACCGAATTTGAAATGCACAACATTGAGGATTGGTACGAGGCGGGGGTAACCAAAGATTGGACGAAATACATTGATATTCGGGAGATTTCACACGAAAAAATGAATATCCCAAAATCCATTGAGATGACTCATGCGGAAGGGTTGGATTTAGCAAACCAAGAAATTGTATCCAAGTTTGCACGAAGATTTGGTGAGATAAAGTTTAGTCCCAACGTAGATTTTGCCCGTGATGAGATGCGTGTTGAATCCATATTTAATATTTCAGTGCCATCCATTATGCGGGAAATTAACGATGTGGGCAATGTTATCAATTTAACGGATTTGCAAATTCCCGTGATGTTGGATAAGGATAATAAACCCGTGCAACACAATTTCATGATGTTTTTTTATGCGGGATATGAGGCAATAAATTATCCGTATTATTTCAATGGTACACAATATAACGATTTAGCCATTGTAAGCCCCTATTCTGCCCATCCAGTAGCCAAAGGTAGTTACTCATTGGCATTTGGATTAGAAACGGCATTGGCGGGGGATATGGCGTTAAATACGTTGTTTAAATTGTATTATCAAAATTATCTATCCCGATACTATTCTACCAAGTCAAGATTGGTGCGTATGAATGCGGTGATACCCGTAGGGGAATGGTTGAATCTGCAATTAAACGACACCATCAATGTGAGCGGTAATAAATACAAGATTCAAAAAATTGATTACGATATTTTAAACGAACGTGCGGTAATTGAATTGGTAACGTATCAAGATGTAACCATCATTGAATTGGATTCGGATGGTAACGAGGCAGATTGGACGGATGCGACAAGCGACCCAAGCAATGGAGCAACTTTGATTGGCAATGCCATCGTAGGGCGTAATTTAACCAATTCAAGACCATTTGGGGCAATCAATTACACAGGCATCCCACAACAAACCACGTACAATGACCAAAACGTGGGTGGGATGAAAACCATTACCAACCAATTATTCAATAGATTTAGGCGTACGGTGATGACTGCATACAATGACGTACCCGTTGCCACGGCAACCACTGGGGATGATCCTGTATTTATCGGATTTGAGGGATATGAATTAATGGGGCAAGAGCGATTGACTTGTTCGTTGGTGGATTCATGGATGTACGATGAATATGGTGGGCAATTTAGATTGACGGCATCCGTATCGTATGACCATACGTCCAATGAGCGTTTGGCGTTTGCCATTTACGTGGATGGGGCGGAAACCTTGGCAAAAATGATAACTACCTCCAAGGGGGAAACCGTAACCATTACCACCCTAATAAATATCGGGGCAGAACAAAAAGTACAAGTTGGATTTTATAACGTAGATAATAACAATCATTCACTTGATATCAATTCGGTGCGTTTAATAATGGAATTACAATAATGATAAATTTAATAATCAAATTGGCAATGTCGCAAGAATGGTATGGGGTATCCGATACCGTGGAGATTGCAAAGGGTAAAAATCAATATGTCCAGAATTGGAAACAAGTAAAACGATTATACAAAAGAGGATTTAAGTCATGGCAGAAGAAATAAAATATGTGTTTAATGCCGATGTATCGGATTTAAATGCACAATTAAATAAACTAAACAAGAATTTAGAATCGAGTAACAACGCTGCCGAAAAGGCGGGGGATAAGTTAACGGGGTTTTCTAAAATCACGGGTAAGGTTGCATCATCATTTAAAAAATTAGGGGAAACCCTAAAAGGTGGTTTTGGAGTTGGTTTAGCCGTTAAGGCGTTTGATTCGTTGACGGATGCCATAACAGAGAACCAAGAGGTACAAGATGCGTTGCAACGTGGTATGATTGTAATTCGTGCCATTGCCACACAATTGGTGCAAGAGTTTAAACCATTGGGGGAATTTTTGACAAAGGTGTTCAACGATCCATTACAAGCCTTAAAGGATTTTGGAACCCTATTGTACGAAAATGTAGTTACACGATTTGAGGGGTTAATGGAATTGATACCCCAATTAGGTAAAGCCATTGGGTTATTGTTTGAGGGTGAATTTAAACAAGCGGGTAAAGTGGCGGTGGATGCCGTTGGTAAAGTTGCATTGGGAGTTGAGAATACCACGGAAAAGGTTACCAACATGGTTAATAAGGTTGTTGAAGTATCAACCCGAGTAGGAAAGGCAGCAAACAAGGCATTTGATATTTCCGCAGCAGTAGTACAAGCCACAAAGAACGTTGCACGATTGCAAGTGTTGTACCAAGGTATTGTTGAGAAATACGACCAAATGGCGGAGAAACAACGCCAAGTGAGGGATGATGAAAACAAAACTATTGAGGATAGGATTGCAGCCAATAAACAATTACAATCTGTATTGGCAGAGGGTGAGGCAGCCGAGAAAAAGAATTTACAAGAACGGATTGCTAACCTAAATATTCAAATACAAGCCAATAAGACAAACCAAGATTTATTGAATGAGCGTTTGGCATTACAACAAGAATTAATTGGCGTAGAGGCGAAGTATGCGGGTTTAACATCAGAAACCCTTACCAATGAAGTATCGTTAAAACGTGAGGCACTGGAAATTGATAAATCAAGGCGTGAATCGTTAATATCCCAAACCGAATTACAAAATGAGGCATTATTAGCGGATAAACAAGCAGCCGTTGAACGTGCGGAATTAATCCAAAATGAAGTTGATAGATTAACCGAGGCAAAACGTGCGGAGGAAGAATTAAGGCAAACTGAAATTGACCAATTGCTTAATATCCGTCAATTAAGACAATCGGAATTTGAAACCCAGTTATCGCAGTTGACCGTAGGCACCCAAGCGTATCAAGATGCGTTAAATGCACAAAATGAATTTTTGGCGGAGAGTTTAAGCAAAGAAAAACAATTACAAAAAGCCAAGGAAACATATACCATTAAAAGTGAGGCAGAAATTGCCAAGGCAAAGAAAGCGGCAGCCATGAGTGGATTGGATGCGGCATCACAAGCCCTTGGAGGGGTTATTGATTTGGTAGGTGCAGAGTCCGAATATGGTAAAGCATTGGCGGTAACACAAGCCATCATCAATACCTATGTCGGTGCATCCAAGGCAATTGCCGAGGGGGGTGTTGCTGGTCCTATATTAGCCGCTGGGGTTATTGCATCGGGATTGGCACAAGTAAAAGCCATCACGGCACAAAAGTTACCTGATCCTCCATCCGAATTTGGTGGAGGTGGTGGAGGTGATACCACAAGCGTACCCGCCACGCCATCGTTTGGTCCATCCGTGGGCATCGTAGGTGGGCAGATGAATAACAATGCACAATTGGCACAGGCATTTGGTGGGGTAATGGGTAAGCCAATTAGAGCGTATGCCGTTGGACAAGATATGACCACACAACAATCATTGGATAGGCATATAAGCCAAAATGCAACATTGGGTAAATAATTCGTTATTAAGATAAATGAAGATAGTTGAATTAATATTGGATGAACAACAATTGGCTACGGGCATTGAGGCAATTAGCATTGTTGAATCACCCGCCATTGAATCCAATTTTATTGCCTTAAACAAACAACACAAGTTGGAGTTTAAAACAATGGATTCCGAAAAGCGTGTGTTGTTAGGTCCTGCATTAATTCCAAACAAGCCAATTTATCGCCATCAAGAATTAAATGGCAAAGAGGAGGAATTCTACGTTTATTTTTCCAAGGCAACCATAGAAAAGGCATCCCAATTGTACATGATGCGTGGCAACCAAGCCAAAACAACCATCGAACACCAATTTGGCGTGGATGGGGCTATCGTTGTTGAAACGTGGTTAAAGGTGGATGAGGTGAATGATAAATCCGTTGCTTATGGGTTTAACGATCCCGTAGGTACATGGTACGTTGCAATGAAAATTGTAAACGATGAAATTTGGAATGACTTTGTAAAAACTGGCAAGGTAAAAGGGTTTAGCATTGAGGGATTCTTTGCCGATAAATCTATGCCCACCGAAATGAGCAAGGTAGAAACCGAACAAGATAAATTGGATAAAATAGTAAACATTTTAAAAGAATATATAAATGGAAAATAACAAGACATCATTCCATAAGTTTATGGATGCTACCAAAGGTGTAAAAGTGGATTTAAATTTATTGTCAGACGGTGCAGATTTAGCAAAACAATTGCAGGATTTAGCATTTGAATTAAAAGGCAATAAAATGGATATCTCAGCGACAATGCGAAGAATTGAAGGATTAACAAAAGATGGGATTGAAGTATTTAAAGCATTACAAAGAGTGCAATCAAGATTGGAGTCAATAAATAAAGAATCAGGAATAAATGCAGAGTTCCCACCAATTGTTGAAAAAGCAATGAATGATTGGGCAAATGCAAATTCATTAAAAATCTAAAAATACAACACAAAACAAATTAATCGTATAACTAATATGAGCAACGCAAAAGATACCTTAAATCGTGTACTTGATGTACTTGGTTTGGGTAAAGCCGATGCCACTATTGAGGTGGAAATGGCTCAAAAGAAAACAATGGATGGGGAAGTAATATTGGATAGTGAAAACTTTGCAATTGGCGAACCTGTATTCATTGTAACCGAAGAGGGCAACATCCCCGTACCAATGGGTGAATACATCCTTGAAGATGGAGTTAAAATCGAAACCGATGAAAAAGGTGTAATTGTTGAGGTATCAACTGAAAAAGAAGAAGTTACCGAAGAGGTAGTTGAAGAAGTTGAAGCCAAAGACATGATTGAAAGAGAAGAAACAGGAATGATGGGTAAAGATTCAATGCCTAAAAAGGTTGTGAAATCTAAAACCGAAATGGAAGAATCTTATTTTTCAAAAATTGAGGCACGTTTATCCGCTATTGAATTATCAAACGAATCATTGAAAGCCGAAAACATAAAGTTGAGTGCCGAAAATGAGGAATTGAAAAAGCAATTGGCAGAAACTCCAGCAGAACACACCAAATTTTCACCCGAGGCAGAAACCAAACACGAATTGAATTTCAAGATTGGTGCCAAGCGTGAAAAGAACATTAAAGACAGAGTATTTGATTCATTATTTTAAAACCTTTAAACACTAAATAAAAATGAGAAATAAATTTGCATTTAGCGGACCAACCGTATCTCCAAACACCTATGCGGGTTTGTTTGCGAACAAATACATTGCAGCCGCCCTTTTGTCAGGTGATACCCTTGCAAAAGAATTGATTACCGTTCACCCCAATGTAGCCTACAAAGAGGTGATTCGTAACTACCAAAATTCCATCGTTATTGCCGATGCAACTTGTGATTTCACAGATTCATCAAGCGTAACTTTGGGCGAATACGTGTTGACCACCGTAGAAAAGCAAGTAAACTTACAATTGTGTAAGAA